ACAATTACTATCAATACCTCGTTTTTCAATTGGGTCTTTACAACTTCTTTGTCGTAAGTTTTCCAATAGTGTTGCGTCAATCACACCTGTACCAGATGTCAAGAAGTCACAATCACATTCTTGAGCTGCTGAACTCACACCAAGTAAAGTATCTTGTTCTTTTCTCCACTCATCACCTCTATCTGGATGTACAGTCCAATGTAATCTGATTGGATTAAACATACCAAGAGCTTCTTCAGCTTCTACCCAAGTTTTGTGGAACCAATTACCCACACCATTTGGTGTTGACAATGCAATACATTGACCACCAGTGGTTAAAGTAGATTGTGCTGCTGTCCATATTTCATCAATCTTATCAATGAATGCTGCCTCATCCAATATCAATAATGATAGAGCTTCTGAACGAGCGGCTTCAGGACCTGATGATACTGCCTTGATTTGAGAACCATTACGATATCTCAAATTCAATTTATTATCCTCAACACATTTTTGTTTCAACCAACTCGGTAGATTTGCGTGCATAACACGAACTTTCGTTACCAAGTTTTTTGCTACTTCTTGTTTCGTTGCAATTACCAAGATGTTTTTATCTTGTTGGAAAGTCATCATCCACAAACTATATCCAGCTGTTAATGTTGAAATACCCAACTGACGAGCTTTCAAAATTACATTGAATCGTTCTTTTGTAAACTCTCCAACTACCTTTTCTTGAAAATCATACAATTCAAATGGTATCTTGCCTTGAATCGGGTGTTGTATCATACAATACTTTTTCATAAAATATGCAGGGTCTTGTGCACATTTTATATATTCTTTTTTGATTACTTCTTTTATTGGTTCTGCCATTAGTCTACTATTTGACCTGCCAATCTAACCGATGTAGCAGTCATCAAAACTCCGTATGTAAAGTATAACCATTTATTCTCATACCACTTTGGTTTGACAAGTTGTACTTTTTGCTCAAGAAGTTTGTTGGTGTCTTTTAGTAGATTAATTTGAGTTGTTTTGTTAGCAATCAACATAGAATCTATTGCAGAGTTTTCTTCAAAAAGTTTCAATTGTGATTCTAAATCATCCACTAAAGAAACATTCAAACTATCTTTTAGTTCTAATTCCTTAATCGTATTAGTGAATCCTAAAACTTCTTCCTCAGTAAAGGTGTAGGTTTTAGTTGTATCAACTTCTTGAGAAAACAATGTTCCCAATAATAATATGTAAATAAAATATCTCATATATATAAATATATACTACTTGCTAAACTTCTTCAAAAATTTTACTGCCTCATCAGCGTCGTCTGTTTTGACTGCCTCACCAGCTTTTTCGATTTGTTTTTTAGTAGTGGTAACTTTTCTTTTTAATTTAGCTACTTCTTTCTTGTTAACTTTTTTCTTTGATTCAAGAACTTCTACTTCTTTTTCAAGTTCTTTGACTTCGTTATTCTTAACCTTAATGGCTTTATCTAATTCTTTGACTTCTTTCTTTTTATTTCCACCAAAGAATAGGTTTAGTATCGCTTGTATGATATTCATTAGTTAGCTCCTTGTAGTTGTTTTTCTGCTTCATCGACCAATTGTCGTTTTTCTCTTATGAAATTTCTTGCGTCATCAATAGTTTTTTCAAATTCCTTTTCACCCATTTCCCAATTTTCTGATTCAAGTTCTGGTGTGTTGACACCAACATTATTGAACCATTCTTTTTTACCGCCTGTTTTTTCAAAGTCATCTAAACTTTGCTCTAAATCTTTTAATTGTGATTTTTGGTTTTCTAACATTTTTGAGTAAGCGTATTCTTTAAATTCACCCTTTACTCTTAACTTATTTTCATACTCTACTTGACAATCAAAACAATGTCCCATCATTCTCCAAAATTTATCGTCGAGTCGTTTCTTCATTGTTTTTTGACATTTAGGACAAAACCAAGGCATTCTAACTTTTGACATAATGTCAGTTAATTCTGACTTTCTTGTTTTACCACCAAGGTCTTCTTGTTTCTTACCCTCGTATCCTACTTGAACATACTCTTTTTCGTGTTCTCTTCCACTAATTATATCTTGTAATGCTTTATTCTGTCTTTCTGCTTCTTTTGATTTGTTCGCCATTATAACTCCTTAAAATCTTAAACTACCTAATATTTGATTAACTGGTGCAAATGCTCCTGTGAATTTGTATAGATTTCCTTTATATTTGAAAACCAATCCTTCACTCGGGACAATTGCATTTGCTCCACCGATAGCTTCTAATTTTTCTATTTGTATTCTTAATTTATCTAATTTTGCCAAATTATCTGGTTTTTGTAAATCTTTTAATGCACTTGCTACATCTTGTCTAATTTTTTGGGTTGCTTTGTCAGGTGATACTGCTAAAAACCCTTGTATATTTTTCAATATTTCTGCTCCTACTTGGAAGAACAATATTTCAAATGGTTTTATATTTTGTTTAAATATCTTTATATGATTCATCTTGTCTGTATCTAATACCCATTTGTTAAACTCTGGATTACCCTTGAAGTCTTTTCTGATTTGTGGTATCTTATAAGACTTATCAAAAAATGCCCAACGATTTACTAACTTGGTAAATTGGTCTGGTTTTATTTTTACATTAAATTGTTTACCTGCATTAAACACATACTCTTTCCAAAATGCCTCGTGATACTGACCTAATCTAGCTGAATCTTTTAAAGCATATTGTGATTGTAATTTATTTAATTTACCTAAAAATCTACCTTTTAGTTTAGCATAGTTTTGAACTTTAGGAACTCTTAAAAAGTTAGGTCTACCAATCTTAAATCTCTTTTGTATGTTTTGATTTACTTGTCTAATCATACCCTCTAACATACGAGCGCCTTCTTTTGAATATCCGATTTGTTTTCCTGTTTTATCATATTGTATTGTTCCGTGAAATACTATTTCAGCGATGTCGTAATCTATTACATTTGATGTTTGTGGATATATAACCTCTAAATTCATCCATTTGGTTCCGTTACCAAATACTTTTTTCTTTTGTGCGTCTGATAACGAACCGATTGCTTTTTCTAAATCTTTCATCGCACCTACAAATGCGGTCTTGATATTTCCTCTACCTGCAAATAAACTTGCAACTCCACCAACATTCAAAGATGTTTTACCACCATTTTTTAAATGTCCTTTGTTTCTAGCTGCTCTAAGACTATTACCTACCCAACTTACCATTAGGTTTTGTCCGTCAAGTTTTTCAGACACTCTGTCTTCACGATTAAGCTTTCCACTTAACCCTATAATAATTATGTTCTTCAAATCTGAAAATGTCAAATTATTATCATCAAATGGATGATTCATATGTCCATATGCTCCACCTTCATTCAAAAATACCTTTTTTACATCTTGAACAAAACTTTCAGATAGTTTTTCTTTTGTGCTTTTGACATCTTTAGTTATATCAGATTTATCTGCTAATGGTGTTTCTTTATCAGGTGTAGAGAAGTCTTTATCGTATAAATCACCATCTGCAGCCGCATCCTCTCCAAAATACTTAACAATCTCCCAACCTAATTCTTTTATGTTTTGATTCATTCTTTCTTTGTATTTAGGAAATGGATTATCAACTGAGTCTGTATTTTTTCTATTTTGATTGATTGTTCTTCCGTATGTTACGGTTTTTGCTCTGTCTTGTTCATAATCATCTGACATAATTGTAAATGCCATTTCCGCCGAATCTTTTATTGGATAGTCAATTAACTCCCAACCGATGTGTTCTGCGTGTTCGGGTGATATTCGAAAGTAATCATCCAATGAACCAAAAAAGTCATACATACCCTCGTCTGATAGTTCACTACCTGTAACACCATTACCAAGTGGATTTGATTCTTTCATCAATTGTTTTACTTTTGGTTGTTGAAGAATCTCAAATAATTTACCAAATCTTGATGTCATCATTTCATAAGTTTTTTTGTCAAAGTATCCAAATGTTTTTTTAAATATTTGTTCTCTTTTTTTATCATCAAACTTTGGACTACCTAATAGATTCCTAATTTCTGTTCCACTTGATATACCACTAACTTTAACGTGTGGTGCCTCATAAATATATCCGTGTGTTTCATATCCTTTTAAATTTTTCATATTCTTTTTAAAGTCTTGGTAATAAGTTAAACCACCCGATTTCTTTTTACCCATATTGAAACGACCTCTATCTTTTCTACCGACCGCATAGACCACTGCTGTATCTTTACCGAATTTTTTTAGAGCATTATCTGCTACATAAGGAACTTTTTCTTTAATGATACGATTACCTGGAACTCCCATTTTCATCATATGTTTTTTCTTTTCATTAAAGTTTAATGGATGTCTTGGTAATCTTTGTATGTCTGATGTGGTAATGTATGCTTCATCAAATTGTTTTGATAACGCATCATATACTTTCTTGTGATGTGGGCCAAATGGTTGAAAACGGCCTGGATAAATCACTACTACTTTTTTAACTTCTTTTTGTTCGTTTACTTTTTTATATCCACTACCATAAGGAACTGAAGTATTACCTTTCTTCTTCATTTTCTTAACCATTTTACGACTTGGTGAAGGAACATCTCCTGCACCTAAACCAAAGAAACCTTCATTCTTCTTTTTGGTTTTCTTTTTCATTTGGTTGATATAAGTACGATAAACTGCTGCTTGGGCTGTCTTACCCATTTCTCTTGCTCGTTGTTCCATAGCAACTGCTGCTTGTATTTTGTGAGCGTGTGTTTTACCACTACCTCTGATTTTACTTACTGATGCTTTTGCGTCTTTTACCGTAGCAAACTTTAATCCGTGTATTGTTCCTTTTGGATTTTCATCTGTGTATAAATCTGAATGTGATTTAGAACCTCTATGTTGTCCTTTTTT